TCTTATGCAATGCAGCCAGAGAAGATTGCGAATTATATATACGCAAATCGTATGGGAAATGGTGATGCTGCAAGCGGAGAAGGTTTTAAGTTTAGAGGAAGAGGTTACATACAGCTTACTGGAAAATCCAACTACGCAGCATTTAGCAAGTTTATTGGAGAAGACTGCGTTGCTAATCCTGACTTGGTATCAACAAAATACCCACTAGCTTCCGCTGCTTTTTATTTCAACAACGCAAACTTGTGGGTAAAATGTGATCTTGGATCAATGGCTACAGCAGTTGCAGCAGTCACTAAAGTGGTAAATGGCGGAACGATAGGACTACCGGATAGGATCGCTTTGTTCAACCAGTATTACGCACTAGTTAAGTAATTACTCAAACTCGCTTAGATTTACTTCATCTTCACTGTCCAAAATGAGAATAACTTCATTTGAAAGTATTACATGATGAAGCTCACCTTTGTACATAAGTTCAATTCCTGCAAATCTATTGTGCAGGATTATATCGCCAGGCTTAACTAGCATTGGATTGTTTGGAGTTCCATCGCCGCAGGCAACAACCACACCAATATTTGGTTTCTTTACTGCCTTTTCAGGAAGCATGATACCTGACTTGGTACGGGTTTCTTTTTCTTTTGGTTTTACTACGATTCTTTCGTAAAGTGGCTTCATATTGAAGATAGATTATTTTTTAGGTTTGAAAACTCCTTAGAGTTAAATTTAGTTATTGAGTACTCCTTAAAGAATTGATCCAGTGCCTCTTTGATCTCATCTGGGAAAACCGAGATTGATAGACGTATGATTCTAATATTAAAGATCAAGTGAGTCCTGATCTCATCTATTTTATCAGCATCCTTTATTTTATTAGCTTCGGCTATCTCAGAAATTAGGAATCCAATAAATTCAGGATCAAGAGTATCAATCAATTTAAGGACTGACTCTGGATACTTATTGATGGTATTTGCAATGATTTTCTTACCCTTCAGTGGAGTTAAGCTAGTGAGGCGTGGGATGTGGTCTGACTTGTCGCCAAGCAACACCTTGGTTAGGATCTCTTCTGTTGCATTTACCCTAAACTCAGCGTAATCCTTGCTCTTAAGGTTTGTGATTACTTTAGAGACGGTAGAGGATCCGATATGAGCCTCGCTCAGTGAAAAGAAATCATCCTCTTCTGTTTCAGCCTTTTCAGGAACAAGAGTCATTGGGACAAATAGCTTCTTGGTCTTACTCATCTGTTTAGGAACAATGAGCAGGACGTTTTTATCAGGATTCTCAACAAGCTGTTTTAGATCCTGATCAACTGAATAGATTAATATGTCCTCTTTGATGAGATTGCAGAGATATGCGATAATGTCATCGCCTTCTGTGCCCCTAAATCGATATGAGTTTATTCCACACTGATTCGTCATTGCTGGCATGATCACCTGTTGAAAATAGTCAAAAAAGAGGTATTGATGATCGTCATATTTTCGGTTACCCTTGTAGGTAAACTCAGTAGGTGCAGAAGTGGTCTTGAACTCAGAAGATTTGAAGAAAGAAGAAATATACTCCTTTCTCCAACTCTTCGAGTCAAAAACAAAATGAACAGACCTTAACGAAGAGCCGATTGGAACGATTAGAGAATTCAAATAAGTGAAACAAAAGTTTCTAAATGAAGTTCTAGAGTGTTCCTTCAGCATGAATTTGCCTTCATTGAAGAGGTCAGCGACCCAATATGCTTCACCAACTCTGAGGTCTTTTGCACCAGCAGATTTAGTGACGCTTATTGCAACATTAAGAAAGGCATTTCCATCTATGACAAGATCCATTGTTTTGATTTTTAAGGTTGTGTAGTTTCTTCGGTCGTTTCAGGCAAAGGTTTACGTAGCGTACGAATAGCAGTCGCTAGAGTCTCAGACTCGTGCATGCTAAATGAACCTTTCATTTGTGCGTAATTCGCAGAAGAGATAAGAACAAATATTGCTTGCTGCGGATTCATCGTCTTGAGAAAAGTCTCGTAGTTAGCCTCTTCATTGTAACCAATGGTTCCAAAAAGAAGATTTTTAGGCTGCTCTGAAGCCTGAGGTTGATTTTCTTGAGTGACTTCAGTTGAAGCCTCAGGAGTAGTTAGGTTTTCCATTTTTGCGTATCGATTTTTTATAGATCTTTGAATAGGTCGTCGTATTCGTCTGTCTTAGCTTCTGCCTTTTTAACTGGCGCCTCTACTGCAAATGGATCTTCCTCTTTTGTAGGCTTAGCCGATGCTGAAGAAAATTCCAAAGGATCTGCAGTTGGCGAATTTGTTTTTACTGGCTTGAGCTTTGCACGAACTAATTCGTTCATCTTAGCGTCTTTGCTCTTTTCAAGGATCATTTCAATCACCTTACGCTGAGGTATTGCTGCTACGATTGCTTCAGCAACCTTAGGATAAGTCTCCTCAGTCCAAGGCTGGTGAAAATACTCGTCAAGCTTTGGAGTATTTTTAAGCAGAAACTCCTGAACAAGTTTTACAACTTTTTCTTCGTTCTTAACTTGAACGAGTTTATCTCCAACTTTAAACACGAAAGGTGTGACGTCATCCATGAACTTGCACTTAGACCAGTCACGGAATTCTTTTGTTTTCTTACCTACCATGCAAAGAAAGTCCTTTCCTTCAAGGAGGTGATATGGATTTATTTTCTTGATCTCATCAAGACCGTCCATTTGTTCAGGATTCATAAGACCGTCAATTATCTGGTCGATTTGGTTTCTGAATTTAAAGATGAGGATCTTGCCCTCAAGATCAGGACGCTGTGGATCTTTTTTGATGTATACTGGCGAGTGGTGAGTGTACCATCTTGAGAAGTTATTGCCAAGTTCTGTTGCGAGTTCCGGCTCTTCTTTTTTAAGAGAACGAATAACTGATTCTATAGTCCAAAGAATAGAAGGTTGTTCTACGTTTGATGGACAGTCAACGATTAGGGATTCCTTAGTCAAAGGATTCCAAAACTTAGCAGAGTACTTTGTATACTTGCTAAGAGACTTGTCGTGCTGATAAGGCACAAATCTTATCACTGATTTGTAGGATCCGTTGTGTGCATTTGGATCTGGGTCGTAAATGTTTGGGTCAACTTTCTTTGCTCCGGCTTGCTTCTTGTTTTTTGAGAATGTTTCTTCTGGTAAATCGAAAAAGTCTGTCATGGTTTGTTATTTTTATTTTTAGATTTTATACTAGAGTTTCGGTAGATAGTTTTAACTGGAGACAAAAAATGCCTCATACGAGGCATTTTTATGGTAAACTGGCGGGGATTTCTTATTTGGTTTTGATCTCTTCCGTTAAGCTAGCACGATAGTCTTTTGCAAAAGTCTGAACAGCTGAAAGCTGTGATTTTACTTCTGCAAACTTGATAGCCTTTCTTACATCTTGTAACTTCTTTTTAAGTCTGTTACCTGCGCTCTTAACGCCTTTTCCATAGTATTTCTGAGAATCGTCTTCTGCAGCTGTTAGTAATTCTTCGATAGGTCCAAAAATAGCAAGCTTAGATTTAGCTACTTCTTCTTTGAGTTGTTCAAATTGATTCATTTTAGTCGTTTTAGAATTTTATACTTTGGGTATATGTGTGGGTTTTAAAGAGAATCGACTATTTGATCTACATTTGAAGAAAATTTTGCATCTGGGTGATTTTCAATCGCAAACTCTATCCACTTTTTCATCACCTCAGAGTATTCAGCAGGGGTGATGTATTTGGACTGAAGGAAAGGCTGTAGGTATTCGTCAAATGCTTTATCTAGAGTGATCCTTTCCTGTTTTGCACGAGCGTACATTCCCTCTACCATGGATTCAATCTCATCGTTCAATAGAAAGTATTTATAGCTCTTCTTTGAAGCATTACGTTCTTCTCCATTGGATGGGTTTGCCGAAAATGGAGTTCGATCCACCTGACTTGCCTGTTTTAAGTGTCCTATTTCGTGTGTGAGAATGTCAATGAGTCTAGCGTGTAGTTTGGTGTACAGGTGCGGCTCCTGCATCGGGTCTACTACCATTGTGATAGTTATTCTTGGTATGTAGAGATCTCCACGATTCATTTCTGAATTGGCATCTATTGAATAGCCAAGATTTTTGTAGTTTATCTGTTCCCAAGGAAGATTCTTAAAATGAGGATCCTCTTGCACATCAAAGTGTGACTTTCTTTTAAGTTCCAAGACAAGGTCAAAAGCGATAGGCTCAGTAAATTCCATTCCCTTCATGTCAGCGTATTCATCTGACTCAGGCACAGCGATTGTTCTAATCTTTCTAACTAGACCAAGAGCTAGCTTTTTTATGAATTCTTCTAGTGACATTTCGCTTTCAGCAATGTATTCTCCAAACGATTTTACCATTACTTTCTTATTTTTATGAAGGTTACATCAACCTGTTGAGTCGTCGGTTCTTTCTTACGGGTAAAGATGATATTTACGTCCGGTTCGTTGTCTGCAAAAAGATCAGTAGAGACAGCGTTTTTTAACTTTTCAATGAATGGCATGTCATCGTCTGCGATATTGACCTTTTTTCCAGTCACAATATCTACTATATTTTTCTTACGAATATCTGCGACTGTGCTTGTGAGCTTACCGTCTGCTCTTATGTTCTTATCTGTCCAGTCCTTAATGTCGGTTTCAGTTGTTGAGTAGGTAGGATAGTCAGCTGAAACTGTGCCGTCTGGATATTTCTTTCTCCTTAGTCCAAGCTCACCGTCATCGTCTATAAAAACAAATTTGTAACGCTTTTCGTCCTTTGGAGGAGCTTCAGGAGAAGCTCCAGGCAGAACAGGTCCTCCCATGCTCTGCTCGTTGATAAATTGTGAATAGTTAAGAATATGCTTGCTCATTGATTGGTGATTGTATTGTATTATATATTTAACCAAAAAGGCAGCAATACTGAGTACTGCTGCCTTTTAAATGTGGGTTAATGCAATTTATCAGCCATCACATGCAAGACAGTCTTTTGTTGCTCTTGCCGCAATGTCTCCTCTAAGAACAGATTCAGTTCGCATGTAGTAAAGGGTCTTAACTCCCGCTTTGTATGCTTCCATGTGAACCTGATTTATAAATTTAGGCTCAACTTCATTTGGGAACGCAAGGTTAAGAGAAACAGACTGGTCGATGTACTGCTGACGAAGTCCGGCCTGTCTTACTAATTCCAATTGATTGACCTCTTTAAATGTTAAAAACACATCCTTAAGAGGGATATATGAAGTCTGTTCCATCTCTGGAAGCTTAGTGAGCTTATTCTTACTGATTGGAAAAGACTTGTCTCCTGCTTTTACAAAGAAAGAGTCCATGAAATCAAGTCCCTGAACAGATCCGCCGTCTTCAAGAATCTTATCCCATACTTCCTTGGTGTTATGTCCGATCTTTTCAAGAACCCTTTCAAGAGTAGGATTCTTGCGAATAAAAGTACCCTTTGCAGTCTGTTCAGTAAACACGTTAGCTGCCCATACTTCTATTCCTGGAGAAACGTTGCCAGACAGCTTTGAGTTTGAGACAGTCGGCGCAATTGCGCTAGTGTGAGTGTTTCTCATTCCAGTCCCAGCACACCATAGAGGTTCACCGTATTCTCTAGCAAGATCGCGACTTGCTCTTTCCCTTTCGATCTTAAATTGAGAAAAGATCTTTCTGGTCTCAAATTGAGCCTGTAGAGAATCGAATGGAATGTTTCTCTCTTGCAGGTAGGTATGCCAACCAAGAACTCCAAGTCCTAGCGCTCTGCCTTTCTCTGCTGAGCGTACTGAGTTTTCAAATCCACGCATGTATTTAGCGCGTTGGATAAATTCTTCAAGAACTCCGTCAAGAAACCACGTAGCGGTATAGATGAGGTCTGTGTCCTTCCACTCATCATATTTGGCAAGGTTAAGTGAAGATAAACAACAAACAAAAGAGTGATTCTCGTCAGTATGCAGGGTGATCTCAGAGCATATATTTGTCATATATACCTTTAGTCCATTTTTCTTATAGGCTTCTGGATTCTGGCGGTTTACGTTTCCTTTGTACATGATGTAAGGCTCGCCGGTTGCTTTGCGTTTTCTTAGTACTGCTGCCCATCTACGGCGAGCTTCCTTATCACCATCTTCAAGCTTGCTCATAAAAGAGTCAGAAACGACTGCGCACTGGTGTAGGTTAAGACACTGTCTATTCACGTCACCTTTAGGTTCACGTATTTCAAGCCATTCCCAAAAGTCGCCATGTTCAATATCCATGTTCACAGAAGCTGCGCCTCTACGAACTGATCCCTGATTGGTTGCAAGAACCGATGAGTCGTATATTTTACAAAAGGGTACGACACCATCAGAAGTGCCGTTTTGCGATATTTTAGCGCCGGCAGGACGGATTTGATTGATACCAATTCCAACACCACCACCGTGTTTAGCAAGTAACATCATTTCAAGATTCTTACCACCAATATCTTGAATTGAATCAGCAACATCGATCCCAAAGCAGGAGATCGGCAAGCCTCTCTCAGTACCAGTGTTCGATAAGACTGGAGTTGCTAAATTTAGCCAGCCTCTCCAGATGTAGTCAAAGAACTTGCTGGCAAGCTCAGGCTTGGCTAAACGCTTAGAGATAGTCGTCGCGACTCTCCAATAAGCGTCCTTTGGTGTTTCACCAGGTAGTAAGTATCCTTTAGATACAGTTTTTGCGTAAATTTCTGTGTTGGCCCAGACGGGAAAGTGTACGCCCACTTCCCAGCCAAATTCTGCGCCGTGATTTATTTCTTTATTTTCCATGTTATGTTTTAAAAATCTTTATTTAACTTTAGTTATTCTTTGAAACAATTTTCCAATTGGTAAAATTTTTACTTAAGCACCTTTTAGTAACAGCAGTTTCTGAAATGTTATATTTTTTTGCGCACTCCCGTCTAGTTGCGTATATATCATCGTCTACTTGTATTTGTATTGCCATTCCATTTTTACTACCAAGTTTACTTTCACTTATCTTACGCCTAGTTTCATCTGACCATTTTCTTTTTTTTCCAGCAATAGCTAATTTATTTCTATACTCCAAACTATTAAAGATAGAAGTAGGGTCTGCCCAGATAGATTTAACTTTATCTGAAAGATGTGCAGCATCTCCAAAAAATTTATTTTTATTTTTCAAACTTAATTTTAATTTTACTTCATCTGAGTGTTTTCTACCCTTTAATGAATTTGACAAATTCTTTTTAAAATTATCAAGCTGCTGACTTGTATAATACCGAGTAGTCCAGCCTCCAGTTCCCCCAGCTGCAAGATTATACGAATTTTCTGAATAATAACTAATCCAAAATTTCTCTCTGATATTTAATTCTTCAATAGATGAACAGGTTTCTATTAGCTCAACTTTAAAATTAGAGATTCCGTATTTTTTTATTGCTCTCCAAAGAATTTTACCTGATCCTAAATACTTATCAGTAAACTCTTTTTCACTTTTTCCAATATATACTTTAGAATTCAATAAATTTTTAGTTTTATAGATATACATAGAATTATCATTTTAATTATTTATTCTATAGTTAGATGATAAAACTACAATTAAGAAAAAAGATGATCTTCATCCCAGTTTTCATTTTCTCCTGCTTTAGAATAGTCAGTCGGTCGCATTGAAAAGAAATCTGTCCAAGTTGCACCACCAGTAAGGTGATAAAACCAGTCAAGATTACTTGCAAGTTCTTCTGAATACTCAAATATGCCTTCGTATCCTAGCTCATTAAGCTTTTCATTTGCTCTCTTCTTAATAAACTCCTTGAGATCGACTGACTTAAGGTTATCAAGGTCTCCCATCTCAAACATTTTATCGATGAAGTTAAGCTCTAGCTCAACCATTAAGGTAGCAGCCTCTTCAACTTGTGACTGAACTGCCGTTCTAAGCTCTGGATAGTCTTCACACATGTGTCTAAAGAGTTGGCATCCCATTTTTGAGTGAAGCGATTCGTCTCTTACTGACCACTTCATTTGTTGACCGATTCCCTTAAGTAGATTTCTCATCTGGAAGGAATAGAGAACCGCAAATGAAGAATAGAGAGAAACTCCTTCTGCAAAAGCAGAGAATATTGCAAGAGATCGAGCAACATCCTTTCTGGCATCAGCCGATTCAAAAAGATCGATGTGTGTGTAATCTGACCGAGTCTCCATCAGGAAATCGAATTTTGCAGAAGTGGTAGACTCACGTAAAAAGGCTCTAAAATCTTCAAGACCCAGAGTCTCATTTAGGTAGGAATAGGCAACTGCATGTATCGTTTCCTGAGAACCAAAGATCATTGCCATCTGCTTGATCTCGTGCTTCGGAAACCATTTTGTGACCATGCCTGTCCAGTAATCAGATACTGCGCATTCAGTTTGAGCAAAACCTAAGAGGATATTACCGACTAGATTCTTCTCAGACGGAGTTAGGTTTTCGTTCCAGTCCTTAACATCTCCTTGCATAGAGATCTCAGTATGAAGCCAAAAGGCCTGTGCTTGTTTAAGCCAGCCCTCGGTGTAATAAATTGGGAATTCGAATGGTTTGTATTCGATTCGTTCTAAAAAAATTGACATATTACTTATTATTTTAGACAAAAAAATCCTATCACTAACATAACTCGTAAGTGCGTGAGCATCAAAAAAATTAAGTAAGTGATAGGACTTTAGATCATCTTGATTATTTATTCAAGAGTCTTTTTAGGGAGTGTCTTGTCTAAGTTAAAAAATTGGATTAGGCTTCTACGAATTCAAATTTAAGGCTCTTCTTGATAGGGTCGACCTTAAATACTTTAACCAGAGGATAACGATTGAGGTTATCTTTTAGGTCTTGTCTCTTCAAAGAGACATCAAACTTTTCTCCATCAATTTCTATTGATATTGAATTTTTATTTTCGTTAACTGTGTACTTGAAGCTTTGGTTTTCGGTCCTGTTACGCAGAGTCTGCCACTGCATCTTTTCAGTGCTTACTTGAGACTGGTCCAAGGTAAGAACTATTCTGTATTGGTCTCCCTTTTGAGTAACGTCCTTAACGTATACCTGGATCTTATCACCGGCTCTTAGAGTCTTACGAATCTCATCGTAGTTCTGGAACTCAGATTTGTGGATGAGTCCAGTGTAATATCCGTCGATTTCTACGAATACTCCAAAGTCATATGGAGAATTGGTAAGTACACCAGCGTATGGAACATCGAAGCTGAGTTCGCTGATCATCGTTGGCATTGACTTGGCAATGTACTTCTTGTAAGAAAGAATAAAGAGGTCGTTTGCAGCGTCGTAGTTATCCACCATGACAGTAAGAGTTTTACCAAGCATGTCATTGAAGTTATGAACAACGTTTGCTGCTGCATGCGATCCTGGAATAAAGCACTCCACCTCGTTTTGATAGATCGCAAGGTAACCGCCTTTTATCAAACGCTTGATCTTCACGTCAAACCAAGTGCTGTTATTAAGGTGATCAAAAAGTTCCTGTTTGTAGGTAACTGAAAGTGCCTTCTTCTCTGATCCAAAATACTCTCCGCTTTTTGTCACCTTGTATAGGGTAACATAAAAGTCCTTGATGTTTCCTGAAACAAGATCCTCAAGTGGTTTTGAGTATTCCTTGAGAGGAATACAAATACTTACTCCTGAGTTTATTTCTTCAACAAGAAGAGTCTTGTCATCAGTGTATAGTGTCTTGGGTCTTACCTTGTAAACTTCACCTTCAGTAAGGTCTTTGCTAGTGATCTTCTGTACGCCAGAAGATTCACGACCGCTCATCATATCGTATAGCATTTGAGCGTATGGTTCTTGACAATAGACTCTTACTTTATTCTTCTTATCGTCCTCAGTTAGAGAGATAGATTCGTTGTATTTTCCGACCTTTGCAAACGGGTCAAGTTCAGTTGTTAGGAATGGATTCATTCAGTGATTTTTATAAGTAATTTATATCACCAAACTGGTAAAAAGTTTTAGAAAAATTATAAATATGCACGAAATAATCCAAGCTTATCTGCACCGTTTGCCAAGAACTCATCAAGAAAGAGCAGGAAAAGGATATTTTTAGGGCTCAGTCTTTCCCATGAAGGAATATCGTCTTGACTTACCAGAGGGTGTATGCTACGAAGAGCCAACGATGCAACCTTAGAGTCAGTCGTCGATATAGTACCAGTAGAACTAACTTGTGGAATCTTTAAAACGGGCAAAATGGAATCAAGAGCGCCTGCGCCAGCTACAAGTATCGTCGGTAGTGGAGAGTTTGCAATAGGCGACATCACAGATTCAACGATGCCCAATTGTGCTTCCACTTTAGTAGCGTCAATTATGTTGAAGTTAGAGGATTTTGGAGAAAACTGTTTGGCCTTAGCAAATGCAGTAAATGTGGCAAATGCAGGAGGTCCTCCTGGTGGAATCAAGTATTGTACAGATTCTAGCAAGTTTAGGTTAACTCCATGCGCACCTTTTATTGCGCTAAGTATTTGATAAAAAGGATCAAGCAAGTGCTCTACCGTATCAAAGCCAAGTGTCACAAAATTCTTAAGGATTGCAAGTAGATCTCCTGGATTAAGACTCAAAAAGTCAAATGCCAGAGTCTGAAATGCTGGCAGTATGTCACGATCAGATGCAACTAGGATATTTCCAGAGCTGTATAGTGAAGAAGTTGGAGACTTGATTAATGGGACATGATTTGGATCATAGTTCCCATTAGACAGTATTGAAGTTTGTGAAGTATCGGTATCACAATTCACTATGGTGATTGAAGGATCTACTGTTGCGTGGCCGGATGAGCCATTTACAACGGGACCGGCTGCTGAACTTATACTTTGTGGAGTCGGACCAGATGCTGAATTTTCGTGAGGCAAAGAATTATTTAAAAAGGCAAGAAGCGCATCGGCTAGGACTTTCTTTAAGATATTTAGATCGATCGAGATCCTTGCAGGAAGAGCTGGTTCGAGTGCAACGTTTGGTACTTTTATCTCAAATAGAGACGTAAGAACTCCAGCAAACGAACTGGCAAAGGTGAGCAGATTTATTGCAGGAGCAGGTATGCTTAGGGAAGCCGGTATGCTATTTTTAATGATCCCAATATATCCGCTAACAAGTTCCCTAGGTGAAATATTGGACTTACCTCCAAATAGTGACTTTATGTTTTGAGGAGAGAGCCCCATCACATATTGATCTAGCAATAGCTTAACCGATTCAAACACTGGAATTGCCGGTGATATTCCAGACAGGTCCAGTGAGAATGCTTTCTTGGCGCAGCATGGAGCAAAAGGATCAAACTCGACTTTAAGACTTGAAAGAGTTGCAATTACTTCTGGAGTCAGTGCAAGGATCTCCTTTATTCTTTGGTTTTCAAAAATATTGGAAAGCTGAGCCTGACTCTTGGCTAATTGTGTTTGCAGCTTGGCTTTTGCTGCGGGATCGGTTTCTGAATTTACTCTTTTTTGAAGGTCAGCGACTTCCTGTTGCTTTGCTGAAAGACTACCAAGATCCCTCTTTCCACTTACTGTATCGATAAGAGTCGAGTTTATCTCTAATATTAGCTTTTGTACTTTATTAAAGTCCTTCTCTATGTTTAGCTGATTGTTACTTTGTGCTGAATCTAGAGCGACCTGTTTAAGAGCGTCTTTACTTTTTGCAAGCTGAACAAGCAATATATTTTTAACAGTGACACTTTCTTGTGAGATGAATTGAGTCCTGTACATGCTAGAGAACTCAAGGATATGCGCTAGAAAATCAAGTATTGCGTTTTGCTTAGGTTCAAGAGTAGAAGAATCCTTAGGTATTGTGACAGTAGGTAAGGTGATCCTATCAAAGTAGTGCATTAAGTCAGAGCGTATCGCTCCCAACTTTTCATCGAGCGAAACTCCATCGCTTTTCATTTGAGCACGGATCTCTTTTGCCTTTGTATCGTCACCATTGACTAGGGCAGATTGAAGATCAGAAAGGAGCCTCGCGGTTCTATCAGTTATCTTGGATTTAATTGAGTTTGCAGTTGACATTACAGGTTTGCCAAGATCGTCAATTCTCTGCAACACCGACCTCTTTGCGTCCTCAATAACGTCCTTAATTGAGTCAGTCTTATCGATCATCTTTTGCAACTTCTCAGCATCAGTGAGGTTTGAAATTGACTGCTCAAGATTGGCCTTCTCCTTTGCGATCTTCATGAGTCGATTTGAATTTCCATATTTGGTTGCAATCGACTCAGCCTCGTTTAAAATATTTCTCTGCTGATTTAATTGCACGAGTTGAGTAGGACTAAGATTAAAGTTGGCTCCATTCGCAAGTTCTTGAGCAAGTCGATTTGCTTTTTGTTCAGCAGCAAGAGCAGCAAGAGGCATCTGAACTCCGGGTTTGATGGATTCGTCTTGTGAAGAGTATCCAAACTTTGGTGAGGTTCCCCTAATGGTAAATATGTGCTGTTTAAATCCGTTGCTTGAAACAAAAAATATGACCGGCGATATAAAGACACCGTTGATTGTCAAAAAGAAAACAATACTTCCCATCGGTGTAGAGATCACAATTAGAGGAAGCCAGATTACCGGCAAAGGTATTTTAATTAAACCTCCAGGAGTAGGAATAGTAAGGCCAACTGGCCAATACCTCAATTCAGTGATGTTCGGCAGATTTGGTATGGGCAGCAATCCAAGTAGATTTGCGACCTTTGCAAATTCCATCCAATAACATAATTGGGTAGAATTAGGTAGAGTCGGATCGCTGCCATTTTTTATTGTGTTTACATATAGTGGGTCAGATCCTAATTTATTTGATGTGTCTCCACAATTCTGTACAGGCTGATCAATTTTATCAAAGCACTCAGGGCTCTCCTTCTTCAAAGAAGCCTTTACGTTATCTGGGGTAGGTTTTAACTTATCTACTTGAGACTGGACCCTAGCAATTTCCTGGTCAAGGTCAGTTGCCTTTTGAAGAAACTCTTGATTTTGACGCTTAATAGTCTCAATGACTCCAGAAGTTGCACTGTTTTGGCTCGGTAGATACACATTCACTCTGCCAAGAGCCAATGCAAATTGGATCTCCTTGCGTGCAATTGTTTGCATCGTGAGTTTGATTGCTGCTTGCTTTGGACTGATAACTGCGGCTCTCACCTGAGCCTTTTTATTTTCAAGAGTCGTCTCAAATGACTGATAAAAATCTTGTAACTTTTTGAGATCCTTAATAAAGTACTCAGAACCGGCTTCCCTCTTCTTTTCAGAAGAAGTGCCCTTAACTAGAGGATCGACTGCAGAGGCTTCAGTCGTTAGACCGCGATCGTCTAGCGTAAAAAAGTTGTTTAGTGGGTCGTTTAGCAGGTTGTAGTACTTTGTGTATATGTCACCAGTTGGGTGCACGTTATTTCTTATCTCAAACTCGTAAACCTTAAATTGGTCTGAGTCCTCAAAGAAAGTTTGCTTTTCAAGCAGAGGATTCTTACGTATTGGAAAGTCAATCACATTAGACTTTCTATCTCCAGTCTTTCGGTCAACTGATTCGCTCTCAAACTTAAAAGTATCGAGTTGTGGAATGGATATACTAAAGCTAAAGTAAGAAGTGTCTACGGCCTGCTGGATTGTTGTTGGTACCTGATCTATTATCTTTGCTCGAATACCTTCAGAGTATTGAAGAAAAAGGGAATCGACCGATTCAATAAGATTTTGATCTACATAGTTATTGTAGAGAAGAGCAATATTCTGTGAAATGTATGCAGGGTCTGCATTTGGAGATCCCAAGTAATCTATTATCTTTTGGTAAGTAGCATCATTTAAGATAGGCACAGACTGGTCTTTGGAATCAAGTAAAGCCTGAGTGGCTGAGATCTCAGACTCAAGGTCAGCGATCTCAGAATTAAGATTCCCAACTGAAACAGAGTAAGCGCTAGTATTTGAGTTAGGAGTGATTGAATTTATCAGGTTTGCAAGATCTGATTTCTTACTATTTAACGATTGAGTTAGACCATTAAGCTTGGTAAGCAGAGGATCGAAATCGCCAAGTATTCTGGACATCTCAGCTGATCGCTCCTCATAATAATACTTGATCGGTATAAAGTTATCCTTATACTCAATTAACTTATCAAGCAGGTTCTTGTACTTGTGATAGTTCTCAATTTGAACCTGAAGATCGCTAGTCACTCGGTCTACTGCATCAATACACTTTTTTGCCTCATTTGTGACTGCCTTTTTTACAAGAGCATCGTATTGATTTTTAACGGCATCTGTGGGAAGTGCTTGAAGTAATTTTGGGATTGCCAGATCATCACATGGAAGCTCGCTAATTGCACCAAATGGAGCACCGACTTCGTCAACCGGCTCACACAAGGTGGAATTTAGCAAGTCCTTTAATTGATCATCTGTAAACTTACTCTTAACTTCACTGGGTGGGATTCGTAGGACATTAGCTATCTCGTTTATTAATATGTCTAGGACAGAAGTCAAATCTGAGTGTTATTTTCTTATATTATTTATCAGAAACAAAAAAGGCAGCCTAAATGGCTGCCTTTCAATTAAAATCGAACGCAAAATGGCCGTATTACGCTTCAACCTTAATACTATTGTCACCAGCTTCTTCCATCAGGGTACATTCAGTAGTGAGCATCATTCCTGCGATAGAAACTGAATTTTCAAGAGCAGATAGTGTAACTTTTAGAGGATCGATGATTCCAGCGTCTACCATTTCAACATAAACGTTATTTCTTACGTCTAGTCCAAATGTTTTGCTTTTTTGGGATGCTATTTCATTTTTCACAACATCAAAGCTGAGTCCTGCATTTTTTAAGATAGCCGCAAGAGGTTCAGTACAAGAATCGATTAGGATCTTTGCACCGATCAGCTCACCGTCATTGCTGAATTTAACTTCACCTGACTGGATAGCTGCCTGCAGTTTCATGCTTGCATTGAGTAAAGCAACTCCTCCACCTGGAAGGATTCCTCCGTCAATCGCTGCGCGAGTAGCGCTAAGGGCATCATCAAGACGATCTTTTTTCTCCTTCAGTTCAACATCGCTGTAAGCTCCGATCTTTAGGATAGCAACGCCTCCTTCAAGCTTTGCAAGTCTCTCTTTAAGGATGAGCTTTTCAGACTCATTATCCTTAAATTCGATTTGTGACTTTATTTCGTTTACTCGATTTGCAATGGAATCAGCAGTTCCAGTACCGTTCACGATTGTTGTTTTATCAACAGTGACGATCACCTTTTCAGAAGAACCCAAGATTTCTTGGATAGATGCAGGATTTAGATTTGCAAGTTCATGGCCTTCGTCCTCAGAAAGAACGGTTGCACCAACAACAGTAGCAATATCTTTAAGCTGTGCTTTTTTACCTTCTGCGTATCCTGGGGAACGTACTGCCGCCACGTTTAATACTCCATTGACTCGGTTTAAGATAAGGGTCTGGAGGGCATCTCCTTCGATATTATCTGCAATGATGAGTAGTGGACGTTTAGCACTAGTCGTAAATTCAAGTATCGAGATGAGACCCTTTAGGTTTTTGATCTTACCGTTGTAGATCAAGATGTATGGGTTAGTAAAGTCAACCTCAAACTTGGTCATCTCAGTGATAAAGTATGGAGACATGTAACCGCTATTAAATTGCATCCCCTGAACAAGATCCATGTAGGTCTCGTGGGTCTTGCTGTCTTCAACAGTAACGACTCCATCAAATCCAACTGCCTTTAAGGCATCAGAGATTATTTGTCCGATCCTGGTATCTCCGTTTGCAGAAATAGTAGCAACGTCTCTTATCTTGTCAATGTCTTCGACTTTTACTGCATCTGCCTCAAGGTAAGATTTTACAAGCTCAGCTGCAGAATCAATACCTCTTTTGAGTTCCATTGGATCATGGCCAGACTCGATCAGTTTCATACCGCGATTGAGTATTCCTTGAGAAAGAACGGTCGCGGTAGTGGTTCCGTCTCCGGCTTCTTGTGCAACGTTTGACGCTACCTGTTTTACCATCTGTGCACCAAGATTCTCAAAAGGATCCTTTAGAAAGATCTCACGAGCAACGCTAACTCCGTCCTTAGTGATAGCGTATTGATTTTTTCTTCCAAGGACAACGTTTCTTCCCTTGGGTCCAAGTGTCACCTTAACCGCATCGGCTAGTGTATTCACTCCTTTACGTAAAGCGTCTCTGGATTGTGAACCAAAGAGGATTACTCTTGCATTAGTACTCATTATATTAATTGTTTTTTTGTAAAAAGGTGTAAAGTCTTTCTCTAAGATCTACTGTTTTGTGAAGCGAAGGTTTTGATTCCGGTCCAATCCACACTAGAAAAGCACCCTTGGTTTCAAATCCGGCTTCCTCCTGTAGGATCAGTCGATATAGACTTAGTTGTATTGAATATACGTTTAGCGAGTTTTCCCAAAGGTCGTCAAACGGCCAAAGGAGTTTCTTGTATTTGCCCTTTGGATCCCGATCTGTTGTAAACTTCTTGTTAGTCTTCCAATCGCCGACATAATAATCCTGTCCCATTCGAAATAGCGCATCAGTTGTTCCTGCAAGACCCCATTTTCTGGAAAAGAGTCGAAACTCTTGCTTTACTGGAGTCAGTTTATGTAGTCGCTCTTCATAAAGAGAAAGAAAAGAATTTACTCGAGAAAGGATAATGGGATCCTCAGGCAGAGGAGGATTGGTGCCGTTATAGTAGTCTTCAATCCACTTGTGAACGGCAGTACCTAGATCCATTGCAATTTCAGAAGTCTTTTGCCACTCGTTAAGAATATCCTGCTTGGTCTTGCCAGTCGACTGGGCTTTTTTCTTTGCCCAAAAATCAGAATTGAATTCCGGTTTAAACTGACTAAGAAAGCCCGTAACAGATTTAAAAGTCTGTACAGGCTTTCCGGTTTGAGGATCTAGGTAAGTGTAAGTATGTGATTCTTCATCGAACCTAAAGTTAGGATCAATAAAGTAGTTTAATAGTGATTCCAAAAATTATGTGGTTTGCAACTGAAAGTCTTCTACTACCGGGAGATTTGATAGTTTTAGTAAGACTTGCGCAACAGTAAGCACGTCCTTTTGGCAGTATGTGGCAATGCGCTTGACATTTTTTTCTTTCCAAAAGACCATGCCGACTTTGTCACCTCTAATATCGTCCTTAGGGGTAGCAATATCGAGACTTGTCGCAAGCAACTCAAGCGAAGCAAAACCCTCTTGCCAAGCGCCAAAGCTCCATATTTCAGAAGTATCAATTAGCGGCATTTCCCAAGGTTTAAGGTTAGTAAGTTGAAGACCCTTAGGCAGAGGTGAGCCTGACATTATGATTCTCTTGCACATCATAGGTACATCAAATCTCTTGATGTTATGGCCCACGAATTTGTACGATGCAAATTTTTCAAAAACTGTTTTGATACCGGCTAGAACTTCTGCCTCATCGTCTGATGCATAGCTTTTTATTGTCATGATAGAAGTCGTACCAGTAATGTCATCAGTCGAAAAAGAGAGACGGCCAAAGGATGCGCACACAATTCTACTAAATTCAGGAGTAAGCGCTGCTTTTTCGACATAGAGTTCATCATTGCTGAGCATTTTATTTTCTTCAAACCTGCTACGAAGGTATTCGCAACGCTTTTCCCAAAGCTCTGCCATTTTTGAATTGACAGATCGTAGGTCGTCTAGCGTAGCATAAGTTGATGCAGTTTCAAGGTCAAAGAATACCATCTTTGAGAGTTCAGGTTGGGTGTACATGTATGTGTGATTATTTTTGTAGCTGGTTTTCTATGTATTGTGCGATAATAATGATAGCTTCGTCCTGGATCCACATGTGATCCTTTTCGTTTATTATCAATGAAAAATCGCCATCTGTTGGATCTAGCACAACATCAGTGAGAGTGGATATTGGATTGTGCCTTAATTTTCGAGTGGCCTCCACTCTATCTAGGAGACGATTAACTGCCTTGCTTGAGTGGCTTTTTGCAGAGATTCTTGATTTGCCATGGGAGGATTCATTTAACTTGGATTCAAGTTTAGCTCTACGCTCACGTGTGGCTTCATAATTGTAATAGCTAGTAGATTCTCCGCTGGCTCTGCTAAATATCGTCACATCAAGCTGACTCCAGTCAGTTACATTTTCATAATTTTTAAGTATGTAGATCTTTGCACAGTCTGCAACAAGAACCATTGCCGCAATGTGATCACTGTATGTTTCATAAAAATTAGACTGAGTCCAAGATTTAGTGTCTGCAAGTTTAGCTTCATACTCTTCTACGCTAAGAGAGCAGGGCCTAAATATTATTCCAGGTATCTGTTTCATTCTGAGTCAGTTATGTAGATGTTGTTCTTTTCTCTGTATTCAAGTTCCTTGGCATACATTTTGCTAGGAAAAGAGTCAGCCATGCCAAGCTTTTCATTGTAGATTATACAATTTTCAAGCCATGGATTACTCATTTTATGCAAAGGTGTCCAAGTTAAAGGCTGAGTTCCGTCCTTTCCTCTTCCGCCTCGGTGAAAGCTCTCACGAATGACTTCAAAAGGAGCATCTGAGTAAACAGTAAGCTCTTCGTATGGAGCCGACTCATGCACGTTACGATGAAGGTAGTCATTACCGCCGTCTACCATGTAGGTCAGACCGTTTGCATCTTTATGTAGAGTAAAATCATGGCGATGCATCGATCTTAGTATGGTCCCGTCCGGCGTACGGATCTGATTTAGTACTATTTTTTTATCATTCATGGATAAGGGATAATTGGTTTCGAATTTCAGCAGCTCTTTCGTAATTTTCATCAGCTACGGCATTGAGTAACTCAGCATTGAGTCGTTGAGAGTCAGTAGCAAGAGGAGCTTCATTCTGAAGGATCTTCACCCAAGCAGAAAGGTAGAGAATTAGGTTTTCCTTCTTTTGAAAGTACTCAGTAGGATACTCTTCAGTCACAGTTTCATCGTATATTGGTTCGACAATGGCCTTGTGTATCTTCTTGCCAAGGAGTCGTCCGATGAAAGAAGAGGAAGGTATTATTTCGGTACGCTCAGTCTGTCCAACCTTTACTCGATTCACTGTTTTTACCTTTTTGATTCCACTTGCTGCAAGTATTGCAGGATTTTCAAGGTACTCAAGGTGAACGATATCAGAACGAGTTAGACCGGCTGCTTCCAGGTCGCGAATTATTTTGGGAAGATCTTTACCTGTGATTGAGCACGAATTTTGTACTGCATTTTTCCAGGTCCAAGGAAGCTCCTTTTGGTTATTTTCTTTACGAGAAGCATTCACCGTTTTCATTACTAAAAACACGTCCTCTCTCATTTCATCGAGCTTGCTTGCGTTTATTCCAAGAACTGCCTGTGAGACTACGCCGGCATTGCAGGAACACTGATTTGACCAGTCATAGAAAATTGTGTCATTCTTTAGAGCGTCAATCGCGATTATTAGCGAGTTTATTAATTTAGATTTACTTTCTTTCATCTCTATTTTTTTAAATAAGATACTATTATTTTGCAAATAATTAAATTAATCACTGTTCCATTCAAAGTGAAATGGTGAAGTTTCCCTTTCCATTAGGTCTACATAGTCTTGTTTGCTATCCTCCTTATCTAAACGACTACGCAAATCAGTCTCTGCCTTTTTTTCTTTTGCTGCACGATCAAGAATCGGCTTGACCTTCTTTGAATAATCAATCTTCAGCTTTTTACAAAGATCAATTAACGGTTTCTTTGAATGGTCTGAATCAAAGTTATTGGCAATCAGGCGGATCCAAATATTAAATCGAGAGCGCATATCTGATTTTTTATCAAGCTCAACGTTCCACTTTTTTAGCTGATCCAGTAGAAATGGCACATGCTCACTATTCCCATAGTTGACAAAAGAATATTGAAGGTGATTCTTTATTATGAATCGAGTGAGTTCATCCCAGCTTTCGTACTTTCCATATTGGTTAGTGCCTAAAAGTTTGGGAAAAAGAATAGATTTTAGGTAGGCTTCAGCAAATTGCGGTTCGTTATTAAATACATTGAAGCACTCATTCATTATATGAGAAACTACTGAGTTTACTCTGTAATACTTGGAAGAAAGATCATCATCATATCGATTGGAAGCATATTGAAAGGACTCGCACCACTGAAATATTTGATAGACAGTGGAGCCCTGATCTGTCAAATAGCCATCGACTTCAAAATACTTACGTTCTTCTTTGCGAATCTCTTTTCCCCACATGTCTGGTAAGCCCTTCTTTTTTTCCTCAATTGCAGCATCTGCTTCCGGAGTCATCGTATATCGAATCTTGTCATATAACGCGATTGAAAATAGTGTAGTCTTTACTCGGCTGACTTCAGAATCAGAGCCAAGGAGCCAGTATGCACTGTTTCCAGACCTAGCTGACATTTCTGGAATTATGTCAAGACACAATAACTTAAGTCTATCTACTCGATCTCGAGTTTCCCATTTTGAGAAATCGGTGGATCCTGAATTAAGTTTAAGGGCAAGTGAGGTGATGCGATTGGCTGCCCAAATAGATTTTTCAATTCTTTCGTTATCGGATAGTCCCATGTTAATTATTTAATGAAGTTGGCTTCATGAGTTTAGTATTGATTTCACTAAGCAGGTCATTTACCTGATAGTAAGAAAAAGGAGAAGGCTGTTCCAAAATTTCCGTAAGATGATTTATATGCATCTTAAGAAGAATTCTCAATTTTCGATCAAGTTCATCTAAACTGTCTCCTTGAACAATCATAGAAGGAAGATTGACTGATTGAGCAACAAATCCTGAATCTTCAGTAATAACATACTTTATTGCCTCCTGTAATAAATTAGGTGCTTTATTATCCATGTGTATAGTATTTAGTTTCGATTAGCGTTCTTAGTGCCCCGACAGCCTCTCGATAATCATTGAATAGAGGAATTCCAAATCTGGTGCAGACAATATCAACGTTGCCCTTTCTCCAGAAGCTCTTAGGACAACATACAATCATCTTTTTAGAGTTTGCAAATAGTCCCAACTCAAGAAGAGAGATAGGTGATTTTGTTAGAGGACTAAAGTACATAAAAATTATGTCGCTTTTCATTAGGTGAGTCAATTCCCAATTTACCTGATAATTAAATTGAGGATTAGTTTGATCCTGTTCCCAAGTAGAATCCCAATCGTCGCGTCTAGGATTAAAAAAAGCAACATCTTCCAGGTTAAGGTCCTTAAAGGAATCAGTAAGTGTAGTTTGCCAATCTTCAGCAGTGCCCATTTCAATAGAGCCTGCTAAAAAAATAGAGACCCGAACAAAATTCGGGTCTCCATCTGTAGGTTTATAAGTAGCTATCATTTTTCTTTTTTGTATTCTACTTATACGGTCTTAGTAGGATCTGCTGGAGCGTTTTGTTGTGGTGCCTTTTTAGAATTTAGCACTTCCAAGAGTTGCATTCCAAGGAGACCGCTGATAGAGCTATTTGCAGAATCTCCACCGCCTGAGATAAGCACTTCTGGTATGATTTTGATTCCGTTTTTACCGATTTCCTCAGTGATCTTGAATTTAGCAAAGTTGTCTCCACCCATTGCTTTTACCTGTTGTTCATAGGCTTCAGCGGTTGACTTACCTATCGCTGCGATCTTTTTAGCTTCAGCGTCACCGGTGAGTTCTATTTGTTTTGCATCGGCTTCTGCGGTCATCACTTTTGCTTTTGCTTGAGCTGAGGCCTTTAGTTCAAGGGCTTTTGCTTCACCCTCAGATTTTTTAACTGCAGCTTCGGCTTCTCTTTGGGAGATTTCAACGGATTGCTGTGCTGCAACCATTTTTCCTTGCATGTCAGCCAGTGCCTTAGCTGATTCAAGAGTCTTACGTTGGTCTTGAGCTTTACGTTGAGTATCGTATGTCACCTTCTCTTCCTCTGCGATCTTACGATCGGTAAGAGTCTTCATCAGCGATTCTGGTGGCACAATATCTCCGATCAGGGTGTCTACTGCATGTACGTTGTATTCTTCTAGCACTTTGCTGATTGACTCCTTTGCAGCATCTTGGCGATTCTGTCTTGTAGAAAGGAATGAGATGACGTCTGAGTCTTGAGCAGAGTTACGGAAGTAGTTGCCGATTGTTGGTTCCAGAACTTGAGATACCAGATTCTGCATTGAACCGAATCTTGCGATCACTTTAGGCGCTTCGTTTGAAGGGATATGTATGATCTGGGATACGTCTAGGTTGAAAGGGAATCCGTCTTTAGAACGTACTGTGATTGTGCTCAGCTTTTCATCGAGTCGGTGGGACTCATTTCGACCGGATGCCCAGTTAAGTACGAGGTTAGTAGTTGGTACTACTTCTATTTTATGGGTGTATGGGTTTATTGCATACTTTCCAGGATCAAGCGGAGTCGCCCAAACTCCTTTTTCTCCCTTACTTACGATATTTCCGTGCTTGAAGCTCTCACCGGTAACATCGGTTCCAACTTTTCCGACATATGCGATCACTACTCCTGCGCTACCTATCGGTATTTGAGTCATCGGCACCTTTTCTACCTGTACTGCCCATGGATTCAGGGAGTAGTTACCGGCTTGAATGACCTGCTCTTGTAGACCACGTTGACCTCCACCTTCTAGGAACTTATCAAAGTCTTGGAAGTTGTTGTGTTTTTCAATTACGTTACCAGCAATCGTACCGATTTCAAGTTGTCTACCGTCAAGAGCAGTAATGACTCCGATTTGTCCGTCTTCGATATAGGTAAGATCTGCAACAGTCACATCAAATAAGAAGGTATTGATTCGGTAGACTCCGTTATTAAGGTAGCCTACCTGCTTACCTCTTTGTCCGCTATTGGAAAGAAAGGCAGTGGCATCTTGATAGTCATCGCAATCTACGTGTCTAGCAAGGATTGCACCTTTTGGAAGAGAGTCTCCATCCTTTGCTGAAAGCAATCCGATTTTACCTTTAGGGATCACTACAAGTGGTGATTGATCGATTGAATATTGCCATGGCCAGTAGAACCAATAGAGACCTGGAGCAAGGGTCTTAGCTTGATAGCCTGGTTCTCCCTTTAGTGCAATGATCTTGCCATCGGGCATTGTTTTGTTTTCACCAAAGAGGACAAATTTTTTAGT